TCAAGATAATTTTGATGAAGTTATGACACTATCTGATAGTGAAGTATTGTTTTGGAATAGAGTAAACAGAGATCCATTCTTTATGTATGTTGAAGACAGCTTAGAAAAAGTTGATCAATTCTGGGTTGAACATAATAGAAAGGTTGTTAAGTTTCAAGCAAATAGTGTTAAAAACAATATCGATGAAGAAATAATCGAAACCAACGGTAACGACTATGCTTATCATGCTGTTTCAGCAGATTAAATAACGTTAAATGGATTTGTCATGGCTCTGTATTTCAGGGCCTTGTTCAAATTCTCTGCTTCATTACCTTTTCTTTCAAGCATTTTATCTGGACGAAGACGCTCTAATCTTAGCATTAGCTCTTCGTTCAGTTTTAAACGCTCGTCTTTTGCTTCTGTTAATAATGTTGTATAATCTAATTTTACATCACTATCAGGAACTTTAAGATCTCCAGAGAATTTACCATATATCCTACCAAGACTTTCTTTACAATAACTTATAAGATATTTTCTTACCCAGTTTTGTGCTGGTCTATTTAAATCTTCCCAAAGTAATGGCATTGTCATTACATCGGATGGTAATTTTACAATGTCTTTGTTTTCTCTTAAACAAGTGTCTCTATCCATTGTATCATAATACCAATACCAAACTTTCATATTGTTTTTAATAATCGCACCAAAGTCAAATTTACCTCCTGGCACATTATATAAGTGTACATACTTTTTACCTTCTGGCGCTGCAGTAATTCTATAAGTTAATTCACCACCAATTAAACGGTTTTTGATATTTCTATCTTGCATTCTTAATAATAGATCAAACGCTGGAAGCATGAAATAAGATCCAGAAGTACCAACTTGAGCAAATCCACCCACACCACCAAAACCAACACCACCAAGACCACCAAAACCACCTAAGAATGGATCGACAATGGAATCGGTTAACTCTGCTCTTGTAAACCACATTAATTCGTTGATTTCTCTACCTGCTGGGATTTCGTACATTTGTTGACCTCTTACTAGTTCAATGTAATCTTTTTTAAGTATCCAAGGACCATTTGCTTGTAATCCAACTATTTTTGAATATGAGTAAGTAAATTGGTCCTCAAAATTCATATTTCTGGTATGAAATGCGTTAGCCAATGATTGGGTATCAAGATCCAATCCAACCAATGATGACCATTGAGATTCAATTAACCAGTCGTTAACCAATTGGTCATACTCACTGATTGATAACTCCAAAAATGTATCCATTTGTTCTTCAGTCAGTTCGATTCCTCTTACTGGCATACCAAGCAAATGTAGTATTTGGGTGTATAATTTATCTCTTTCGGTACTACTAATTATTGTACTCATCTATTATCCTTTTATAATAAATACCAGAATAGATATAAAACTATATTAAATTCTTAAGAAGTTCAGATGCAAATGTGTCACTATATTCACCATCCCCCATAACTTGGTCAATAATTTCTTTCTTTTTCTGTAATATATTATATACCTGCATTTCAATGGTGTTTTCAAAAACGGGATAATACACCAACACACTGTTTTTTTGACCATATCTATACGCCCTATCTTCAGCTTGAGAGTGATCTGCTGGCACAAAGGATAAGTCGTTCATTATCACCGTTTCTGCCGCTGTTAAAGTAATTCCAACCCCACCAGCTTTGATATTGGAAATGAATATTTTAGTTTTACTGTTTTCTTGAAATTTATCAACACTTTCTTGTCTTCTTTCTTTTGACATACGCCCATCCAATGTAACAGAATTCTTTTTATACTTTTCGTGTAACATATCAAGGCTAGCAGTAAAGTTTGTGAAAACAATAACCTTTTTGTCCTGTTCAATAAATTTATCAATCAGCTCACAAGTATATGGTATTTTTTCAATGGCAATTAATTGTCTAATTTTCATTAAACGATTTAATGTCACAGATATACTTTCTTTCTTTTGATTGTCCTTTGTGATTCTCATAAAGTCTTCTAACTCTTGATCATAGAAAGTATTTTTTAATTCTAAATAAACCGGGGTAATAATCTTTTCAGGTAAATCTAGAATGTCTGTCTTCATTCTTCTTAAAACTAAATTCTTTGTTCGTTCACGTAATTCATCTAAATTGCTTGCACCACTTGTGTTCCAGACCTTTCTTTGACCAACCCTAAATTGATAACCCGCGCAATATCTTCTAACGTAGCTTTGCCAATTTAATGCTAGTGGGGATTCAACGATACTTAATAAATTGAAATAATTTATTGGTCTTGAAGTCATTGGTGTTCCAGTAAGTAACCAGACTTTAGGTATTTGATCCAAAATGTCATTTAATAATCTAGTTCTTTGTGCTGTTGCGTTTGAAATATAGTGTGCTTCATCAACAATCGCTAAATCAAACTTTTCGTTAGCAATTAGTTGATATGCTTCGCTGTCTTCACTTTTATCCGTTGTATGAAAGTTTTTAAGAATATCATAGTTGATAATATAGTAATCAAAAGTAGACCCCCATTTTCTACCCTCAATTAATAATATTCTTCTGTCTGTATAATTTTTAATCTCTCTTTCCCAGTTAATTTTTAAAGATGCTGGGCAAACAATTAAAATCTTTTTGGCTTCGCTTTCTAATGAGGCTATTACAGCGGCGGTTGTTTTTCCCAATCCCATATCGTCAGCCAAAATATATTTGTTATTCGCTAACAATTTTTCAATAGCCTCCTTTTGGTGTTCCATTGGAGGTCTTTTTGAATATGGTGAATAATCAACAATTCTGTTTAGTTTTTTCTCTTCTTGAATGATCGCCGATTTGGGCATCCAAAATGCGTGTATGTTTTCCGTTTCAGAGATTTTACCCCAAATGTGGTAGGCTTTATCTGATTCACATAAAAGTTTTTCAATCCATATCTGTTCTGGAACTTTGGCCAGTAATTTATCTTCCCTTAATTTTTCACCAAAAGTTGAAACAATACGAACATGCTTTTTCGCAACCTTGGGGGTTGTTTTTTCATACTTTATAATATAATCAGCCTGTGTTCTTGACAGACTAAAATATTTTGATTCTTGTAGCTTTCTTTTCCAATCTAATATTTGATTATTAGACCCCTCATAATCCATCAATATCTCACGAGCAGCTACTTCTGGTATTTTTGTATCCATAAGTGAAATATAAATAATATCAAATACATTATAAACTATTTATTAATGTATGGAAAACAAACTACCGATAACCAGAATGAGCAAATTCTTCAGCCAAGAAGACTTTGACCTACAAATTCAAATAGGTCAAGAGTACCTTCATGGTGATTTAAATATGAAGTTAGTCTTATATAGGGTTGATGGTCAAAAAACTGATAAAGATGATGTATATGGCGAAGTTGGGTTAGATGAAATTAAGTTTTTCCCACCAATTGAGTTTAACGCGTTGGTTAAAATCGAGGAACCTAAAAATAATTCATACAAATCAGGAATGCTTAGATATAACGAACCTGGTAACTTAATCTTATCAGTTTATATTAAACATTTACAAGAACTTGGGGTGGATATAAAATATGGTGACTACATTGGTTACCCTGAAGATGAAAACAAACTAAGATACTATACTGTAACAAATGACGGTAAAGTGACCACAGACAATAAACACAATTTATTTGGATATAAAGCATTTTATAGAACAATAACTTGTGCTATCGCTCAAGAGCAAGAATTTAGAGGAGTTTAAAATGGCAATACCTAAAAGAAAAACAGACATACAGATTTATAAGGGTAAAGAACTTACTGAAAGAAGACAAGAGCTATTGGAAAGAATAACTAAGTCTGACACTTATTTACCTGATTCTATTTTACACGATGATCTTGATTACGGAATGATGGATTTCGTGAAGAAAAACTTTGTGGTTATTTCTGACGGTAAGAAAATACCAGTAATTCCTAAAATATTGACAATTCAAAGATGGTCTCAAATTACAAACACTTGGGAATTTTCAGACGAAGACGGTAATATGAAAGTTCCTTTGATTGGGGTGATTAGAAAACCAGACGTTCAACCGGGTAGTAATCCATCTATTATTAGAACTATCCCAGAAAGAATGCAGTTTCATTATGCTTCCGTTGCTACATGGAATGGAACACAAATGGGAGCGGATATATACAAAATACCACAGCCCATAGCTGTTGACCTTTCTTATGAGGTTACAATTGTTTGTACTAAATTTAGAGATTTAAATAAATTTAATAAAATAGTTCTACAAAAGTTCGCGTCAAGACAAGCATATACTACTGTTAAGGGTCACTATATTCCAATTATTTTAGAAGCTATTGAAGACAATTCACCAATTGAACAAATTGATGGTCGTAGATTTTATCTTCAAAACTATAAGTTTACTATGCTTGGATTCTTAATAGATCAAGATGAATTTGAGGTTAAGCCAGCTGTTAGTAGAATGTTCTTAATGACGGAATTTGCTAAAAACACAAATTATAACAAAAAGTACATTAATAAAACTATTGACATAACTGTTGCATCATTTACTGCAGACGGTATGCAAACCGCTTTTAGCGTTGGTGAAAGTATTGGTATTTTATTTAGTGTGGCGATAAATGGTCTTTTACAAGAAAGGGGGGTTGATTTTTACCACATTGCTGGAACATCTAAAATTAGTTTTCCTACCCCACCTTTAGAAGGTAGTATTATCACTATTACATATTATAAAGGTAGGAATAGTGTCTTTATTGACAATTATGGTAAACCAATACAAGTTAATACCGAGTATTTTACCTATGACGGTTCTACTTTGAGTTTCAATGTTCTTAGTGCAATCAATAGTGTGGTAAGTTTAGATATTAATGGTCTAGTTGAAGAAGAAGGACAGGGATTTGATATAAGTGGAATAAATGAAATAACATTAAATTACACCCCGGTAATCAATTCAACAATAGGTATAACTTATCTATATTAATCATCTCCATATAGATCCGTTTTTAATTTACAGGTTTCTTCTATAAATTTTTCTAGAACCTTATAAATTTTTAATCCATTTTTGTCACAATGCTTTTTGAGCATTTCATGATGTTTTTCACTAATTTTCACGTTTTTAGTTTTCTTTTCCATATATAAAGATAAATAAAGATAAAAAAGGATAAAATACTATCTAAATACAAAAAAATCGGGAAATCTTTGGTAAAAACAAAGATATTTATTTGATAAGAATAAAAATATTTTAACCAAACATTTATCAATGGCAAATTCAAACAGAGTATTCGTTTCTCCGGGTGTCTACACTTCAGAGAAGGATTTAACATTCGTGGCGCAAAGTGTTGGAGTAACAACATTAGGTTTAGTTGGTGAAACCCTTAAAGGTCCAGCCTTCGAACCGGTACTTATTTCAAGTTTCGACGAATTTAGAACATATTTTGGATCACCATCTCCAGTTAAAGACTCATCTGGGATGCCAAAATATCAGCTACCGTATGTAGCAAAATCATATTTACAGGAATCAAATCAATTATTTGTTACCCGTATCTTAGGATTAACAGGTTATAAGCCTGGTTTTTCTTACGGAATCAAAGCATTAGGTGGAGTTTTAGTAAGTCCAACTTACACATCAACAACAGGGACTACAATTCCAACAGCAACTGGAATAACTGGAAGTACATTCTTCGCGGAATTATCTGGTAAAACCACAACTGAGGGAAGTACTGTAACAGATTATATCGTTGCAGCAACAAATTCATCTGGAGCATATGCGAATAGCGAATGGTTTACAATTGGTGCTGTTCCATCAGTATTTACAAGTGGACAAACAGGAACACAATTGGCATCACCAATTGGTTCAAATAACGGTAAGGAGTGGTACAATACTTTCTTCACACAAACTGGTCTTACAGATTCAACAATAGATGGTGTTTATTCATATCTATTTGTTTACAACTCAGGATCGACATCATTTGATGTTAGAAGAATTAAATATGCGGCGCGTTTACATGAACATTATGCCGATAAAATTGTTTGCCAATTAAGACCACGCGGTTCTTATGCTGCTGATATTTTAACTAGAAGAGTTTCTGGATCTACTGTATCAGTTACTGGAGACACTATTAGTACAAACCCATTATCTGAATTTACATTAAGTGTTACAGATATTAGTGGAACCGCTAGAAACTTTAATGTTTCTTTTGATAAATCATCAACAAAGTATATTAACAAAGTAATTGGTGAAGATGTGTTTGATAAAAACACAACAGATTTCCCTTTATATGTACACGAAATTTATCCTAATTTTTTAAGAAATTTATTTGAACAAGGTTTAGTTAGAGGTCTTAGTACAACAGAAATTGTAACAAATGAGGGTGAAAATTTTGTGAGCGAATGGGAAACACCTGGTTCATCAATCGTTGTTTCTGAAGTTCGTGGTGGAAACGTTTCAGATTTATTCCAAATATTAACAATCTCTGATGGTAATGCAGCAAACTACGAAGTTAAAGTTACTATACAAAATATTGATTTAGATACTGGTGAATTTGATTTAATCGTTCGTAATTATTACGATACTGATGCTAATCAAGTTGTGCTTGAGAAATTTACTAGATGTTCAATGAACCCAGAATTACCTGGTTATATTGGTAGAAAAGTTGGTACATCAGACGGCGAATACGAATTAAGATCTAAATACATTATGTTAGTTCTTAGCGAAGATCATCCAACAGATGCGGTACCAGCTGGTTTCAAAGGTATTGCAACATCTAGCAATTTAGGTGGTATTTTTTATAAAACAGAATATCACGAGGCAGGAGATATACTTTATTATTCTGCAGATGGTACTCCAAACACAACTAATGGTGATAAAGTTAAAAAAGTGACTTTAGGTTTTTCAACCGACGCTCATAATGATTATGATGATGACATGTTGAAGTTTAAAGGTGCTAGTGCAACATCAGCAACATATGGTTTCCACTTATCAAAAAATGCGTCTGGTTTAACTGGAACTACTGGTGAAGTGCTATATATGACAACTCCTTATGATTTAGAAGGAACAAATAAGGGTAGTCTAGCAACAACATCATATCGCAAATTTACAATGCCAGTTTATGGTGGTTTTGATGGATGGGACATCTATAGAAGTGTAAAAACTTTAGGAGATGGTTACATTTTTGGTAAAACAACATATGGTAAAAACCATTTAGATAACGGTGGTGTGTTTAGTGATACAGTTGGTAATTCAGATTACTATGCTTTCTTAAGAGGTA